TTTTCCTGCTGGCTCAGAACGTGGTCGTAGTAGTTCCTGATGTCCGATTCGCCAGTGGCGTTGAAACCGCTGGGGCTGATGCCGAGGAGCTTCACGGCAGGAGTTCGGTTCAGCGCGGCGATGATTTCCAGCGACTGCCTCACCACGTCCGTGACGCCCGCCATGGGCGTCTCTACCTTCACCACGTCTTCCGCGTCCTTGTCGATTGCGACAACGCCGTCGTTGGAGCGGTTCTGCGCCATGAGCTGCAGGCGGGCCATCAGTTGCCCCATATCCTGCGCCCCGCCCGTGAGGATGTCGGTCATGGACGTCTTGAAGACCAGCTGCGAGAACTTGCCCATGAGCCTGTTCACGCTGTCGCGGTTGTCCTGGAAGTGCAGGACGTAGTCCCACAATATTTGCGCCTGCGGGATACCCAAGAAGTTGTACGAGGGCCGGAACAGGAGCGGGGGCTCGTTGGCGTAGACGCGGAGGAGCCTGCTGGCGTGGACCTCCTGCCCCAGCACCCACCACGTCTGCGGAACGTAGTAGTCCTCGCGGAGCGGGTCCGTGCTGTTGTAGAGGCCTGGGAAGACGTTCACGGGATCGATGGCCCGCACCCCGCGCAGGAATCCCTGCTTAGCCTCAAGGCTCCACCGCTCAAGGGAGAGCGGGAGCTTGAGCTGCGGGCCGGACGCACCCGTGTCGAGGAACAGGAGGCAGCCGCCGTAGTAGCCCGTGAGGCTGGCGGCCGTGTGCATGGTCTTCTGCAACCCCATGCGCTTCATGGCCTTCTCCAGCCGCGCCATCCTGTCCTGCGCGTCCGTATCGTCCGTCTCCCCTTCCTGCTGGAGTTCGATCCATGCGCGGGTCATGTCGTCCGCGACCGTCTCGATGCAGGCGCGGACCATGCCGTTCTGGGCGATGCCCTGCAGGGCTCCGTAGCCCATGAAATTCGAGGCTCCGCCATAGAGGCCCATCTGGAGGCTGTGCTGGAGCAGGGAGTAGACCCCGCCGTCCTCCATGGCCCTGTCCATAGCGAGCACCTTGTCCTGCGGTGCGCCGAGCGTCGCCGGAGGACCATACGCCCGGCGCACGTCATCCAGCGTCGGGACGCGCCCAGGCGCTGAAATGTCGAGCAGCTCCCTTACGGCGGGAGCGATGCGGAGCTTCTGTGCAGAGGAACTTCTTTCCATATTTTCAGGCTCGGGCAGAGGCGCTATTCGATTGTCATGTTCCTGACATGCCGCCTTGAAAGCAACTTGTCAACAATATCGGTAGGCTAGGGCTATTTCCGGAACTGCATCGCGTTAAGGCGCTTCTGCAGGGCGGGGGAAATGGAGAGGCGGTTTCCTGCGGAAAGGTATCTGCAGGCCATCGTGGCGCTGTCGACCTGATCGTCATGAGCCCCGCTGGGGAAGCGCGTGAGCTCCAGCCTGAACTCGTCAATCCATGGCGCAAGGCTTTTGTCGGGGAGCCACACATTGCCAGCCTCCCAGAGAGCGGTGCAGGCGTGGGCTCTTGCCTCCTTGGAGCCGTCAGGCTGGACGGGAATGATGCCGGAGACCCTGTGCTTCAGGGTGTCGATGATAGCGGGGCCGTTTGCCTTATCCTCAATGAGGACGCGGGGAGCAATGCGCGGAAATCTGGCGTGGGCGCGTTCTGTAAGCTCTTCGACCTTGGCGCAGGATTCGGTAAAGCTCCAGCGTCCGCGAAGCTGGTCGAGAAGGTAGCAGTCTGCCCCGCGCCTTCCCCATAGCTGGCCCACCACGAAGTCGCTGGCGTCTCCGTCCTTGAATGTCATGTCCCATGACTGAACCACGGCATCGAAGCGCTCGGGCAGATCCTTTGGCAGGTAGACGTGCTGGAGCCATTCGTCCTTGAATATCGCACCGCCTTCGGGAACGGGATGCTGCTGGTAGAGGGCTTCCCAATCGCGGGTGCCGATGGCCTGCCTGATGCGCTCCAAAGCCTCCAGCGGGTAGCGTTCGGGGTGAAGCGCTTCGCCCTTTTTGCGGTAGGGGGGCTCATCCTCGGTTGCGATGGCCGGAAAGTTGACCACGCGCCATTCGTCGCCTTCGCCCTGCGCCTGGGCCTGCAGAAGCCTGCCTGCCAAATCGTCCTCGTGCCAGCGCGTAAGCATGACAATAACGCCCCCGCCGGGAGCAAGTCGGGTGTACAGCGTCGAGGTGTACCATTCCCATAGGTTTTGCCGGATGGTGGGCGAGTCGGCGTCCTGCCTGTTGCGGAGCGGGTCGTCTATCACGGCGATATCGCAGCCCATGCCCGTAATGCCGCCGCCCACGCCTGCTGAGCGGTAGACGCCATGATGCCCCACAACCTCGAAGATGTCGCTGTTGCGAAGGTAGGAGCCCTGCGCCGTGCTTCGCACATTCTTGTCGCTGAGAGCGGAGCCAGGAAAAATGCGGGCGTAGGCTTCCTCCGTCATGATGCGCTGGACGTCGCGGTTCATGCGGGAGGCGAGGTCGGCGCTATAGGAGGTCGCGATAATGCTGGCGTTGGGGCACCTCCCGAGCACATAGGCAGGGAAGCGCCTGGACGCCAGTTCGCTTTTGCCGGAACGGGGAGGGCATGTGATCATGAGGCGCGGGGAGCGCTTTTCCATAACCGCCTGCAGGAAGGCGTCCAGCTCGGCGCAGATGCGCTCGTGAACCCATCCCATCTGGTATGTCGGCATGGTTGCGTAGACGAAGCCTACCATGCTCTGCGTGGCCAAGGACAGCTGGATGTCAGCGTTGCTCGGCTTTCTTGGCTTCGCCATGCAGAACCTACGCCTCGCCCTTGAAGGCGGCGCGGGCCATTCTCGCAACCTCTTCCGGCGTCAGGGAGTCTATGGGCAGAACCGTGGCAGGGGGCGGGCTCATGGAGCCATCGGTAGACTGCAGATCAACGCGCTCGGTCTTCTGCCACCCCGGCTGGCGCTCAAGAAAGAAGGTAATGGCTTTGAGCCTGTCGCGGGTATCGTAGACATACTCGCCGCCTTCCTTCTTTAGCGCGATCTCCCGCAGGGCGTTGGCGTAGGCGGTGTGCGCCTTGGCCCGCCCGCGCTGGAATGCCTTCTCGACTTCCGTTTCGTCTTCGCGCCTGCGGTATAGTGTCCTCGGGCCGATGCCCATGACACGGGAAATAGCCTCAATGGAAGAGCCCGTAGCGGCAAGGCGCTCCACCTGCTCAAGGTCGACTTTGATTTTTGGCTTCGGCACGTCTCTACCTCCCGATGAGGCGCATGAACTCGGCCTTCATAGAGGCATCGTTGAACGCCCCAGACTTCGCTAGGGTGCTGGTGGAGCATCCATCCTTTTTGATGCCCCGCGCCGTCATGCAGGAGTGCTTAGCCTCGATATAGACGGCGGCATTTTTGGTGCCTGTCGCCTTGCAGATGATGTACAGGATATCCTTGCCGATGCGCTCCTGTATCTGGAGCCTTCGGCATACCATGTCGGCAATGCGGGCCAGCTTGGAAAGGCCCAGCACCTTGCCTGCAGGAAGGTAGCCGATGGAGATCCGCATGTTGTACATCAGCGCCATGTGGTGCTCGCACCAGCTGAAGCAGGGGATGTCCCTGACCACCACGATGTCGTTGGAAACGTCTTCGGAGAACGTCTTGCAGAACATGTCGGCAATCTGGTCGTTGGTCAGAGCTATGCCGGCAAAGGTTTCCTCGTACATGCGGGCGACCCGCGCAGGCGTCTCCACAAGCCCTTCGCGGTCTGGGTCTTCGCCTATGCCGACGAGAAGCTCCCTGACTGCGGCTTCGATTTTCTGTTTATCCATCCTACACCCCCCTCCTTTCTGGGGGCCAGACGATCTTGTGCATCTGGAGCTGGAACCGCACGTTGCTCATGTCCCGTCCGGCATCAGCCATAGCCTTCATTCTCTCGACTATCTGGACGGGCTCGATCCTGCCGAACACGGGGGACAGGTAGACGCGGGTCTCCGGCTTCACGTGCCGAAGCACCTTCCAGACATCGGGAAGGTCTCCTGCGGCAAGCACCAGCTTCAGACAGTCGCATGAACGGAGCAGGGCCAGATTCTCCTTTAGCATGGAGCCGGAGCATCCGCTGGAGGCCATTTTCCAGTCCATGGTCACGGAACAACGCTCCAGAGCGACAAGCGGGGAGATGTCGAGCGAGCCGTTGGTTTCCACCTCAACCTCAAATCCCGCCTGCACCAGAGCCTCGGCAAGGACTTCCGCATCAGGGCTGGCAAGCGGTTCGCCTCCCGTCACGGTGACATGGCCGGCCTTTCCGCGCCTGACTGCGCGGAGAACCTGCTCCAGCGTCATGTCCCTGCCTGCCATGGAGGACAGGGCATAGGGCGTGTCGCACCACGAACAGCGGAGGTTGCATCCGGCAAGCCGAATGAAGGTGGAGAGGCCTCCGGCATGGGAGCCCTCTCCGCTAATGCTGGTGAAGATCTCCACGACCCGCATCAGTCTGCCTCCCAGACAGCGAGGTTGCCTTCAGACTCCTGCACAGCCACGCGCCAGCACTTGGGGCCAAGCTGTTCGGCAATCCATCTGGCGATGTTTTCAGCGGTCGGGTTGCACGGCAGGATATCGTTGAGGCACTGATGGTCGAGGGTGCCATGCACCGCCTGTTTAATGCGTTTGAAGTCGATGACCATGCCGTTCTCGTCCAGCTCTTCCGCACGGCAGCAGACGGTCACGCGCCAGTTGTGCCCATGCAGGCGCTGGCAGGGCGACTCGTAGTTGAGCTTGAGCCTGTGCGCGGCAGATATTTCAAAGTGCTTTTCTATGTAGTACATGGCTACCCCTTCTGAACGATAAACAGGATTTCCTGCGAGGCCTTCGGGAACGGGATGCTCATCACGGCGCTAAGCCAATCGGTGGGCATATATTCGCGCAGGGCATGGTAGAAGCGCTTTAAATCGCTTCCTTCCGGCAGCCGTGCGTAGAAATCCTCCATAACCCGCACCTTCATAACAAGCCCCACCTCGCGCAGGATGGTGAATCCCAGCTTGGCAAGCTCTGCCTTGAGTTCGTCGTAGCCCCATTCGTATACATGCGCGGCGTACTGGGTGTCATAGCCATTGCCGGGAGTATTCGGGCAGGAAAGAAACATCTTTGCCCCTGCCTTCATTATTTTATGGCATTCGCGGAGGCTCTGCGCCCCGACATCCTTGTGCATATGCTCGATGGCAGAGGTGTAGACAACGAAATCAACGGAGCCCTGCGGAATAACCTTTGACATCTCTGCCACATTGCTCTGCTTCCATTGGACGCGGAACGGGTAGTACCCCTTTTTCAGGTCCTCCATGGTTAGCTTCTTCGATGCGCCCCGCATGGCCTCGCGAATATTCGTGGCGCTTATATCCACACCCGTATAGCTTGCGATACCCTTGGAATGCCAGCGCAATAGCGGGAGGATCAGCGACCTGCCGCAGCATACATCCACGACGCTCATGCCTTTCCTGGCCATCTTGGCCGCCGCTTCGTGCTGAATGTAGTTCATAACATCGAGGTTGCTGAAGAACCCGTCGCGGAACTGCGTATAGAAGTTCCGCATCT